AGATTAGGTATCAGTATAAGGCTAGAATGAGTAATCGGTTTATAACACAAAGATTTAAACTTGCAGACGATACTTTCCCTGTACAGCCTGGTAGTTATGTTGTAACTCCCAAAACTGTAAAGCAGGAAATTATTTCTTTATTTGCAGATTTGCAAAATGTAGGGCTTATTGAAAATTTAAATGATTTTAAAGACAATCTTATAGTGCAAAGAAATGCAACTGATAAAACAAGAGTGGATGTTTTATTGCCACCTGACTTGGTAAATCAGTTTAATATTCTTGCAACCGTAATACAATTTATTTTATAGGAGAACGAATATGCCAAGGATAACAGGACGGATCGAAGTTCTTGCGAATGGAAATTTACTTTTAAATAAAGCTGGAGCAGAGGCTAATGGCGTGGGACTTTCTGGAGAACCGAATTTTGAATTAAAAGAAGTTGTGGGAGACACTGGATTGCATGGTTTCACAGAAGAACCAATAATGGCACAATGTGCCGTAACTGTTTCAGATAGGGATGATATCCCATTAGATACAATCGCAAGAATGAGAGAAAACGGGACGATTATTTTCAGATCTGCTGGAGGAGGTAAAGTTTATACTATGAACCAAGCTACTTGTAAAAGAAATTTTACCATCACAGGCGGTGAAGGAGAAACAAAATTAACATTCGTAGGCCCAAATTGGATTGAGTCTACAGAGGCGGTAAGTTAGTGGAAGAGAAAAAAAGAATTGATCTCAAATATCCTATAGAAGTTAAAAAGGAAAATGAGACAAAAACTTATTCTTATGTTGAAATTGGCAGAATGAAAAACAAACATTTAAAAGTTTTGCCAAAAGATTTTTTTAGCGCTAGTAAAGATGGGAATATCCCACCGGCAATATTGCCGGAGTTAATTGCTTCAATAACTGGAATTCCTTTGGAAGTTGCTGACGAAATGGACTTAGAAGATACTATGAAAATTTCGGAGAGTCTGGAAAGTTTTTTCGGAGTTGCCCAGACGAAGACTGGCCAAAATTGATGTATGATATAGCATATCATTATCATTTCCAGCCGTCTGAAATGTGGGAGATGGATGTTATTGATACGTTGTTCTGGTATTCAGGATTAAACTATATAGCGAAAGAGCAAAAAAATGGCTAGATTTGAAATAAGCACTATAGTTGAAGTTTTAGACAAGTCAACTGCCCCTTTAAGAAAAATCGGGGCAGGATTTGCTATGGCTGGCAAAAATATAGCTGCTTCTCAAAGAAAGTTTAATCAATCGATAGCTGGCATAAAAAGATTTGGCGGACTTGTTTCTGGGGCAGGTATGAAAATGACCGCCGGATTAACTCTTCCGATATTAGGGGCTGGTGGCGCTGCATTAAAAACATTTGCAGATTTTGAGATGTTAACCGCTAATTTCATAACAATGTTTGAGGGGAATACAAAAGCAGCTAAAGAATTTTTGGCGCAGGTAGAAAAAATGTCTGCTGCTACGCCTTACACTACGACTACATTAGCCAAAAATGCTCAAACAATGATGTCTTTCGGGATGAGTTCTACACGGACAATGAAAGTTTTGCAACAATTAGGTGATGTCGCTGGAGGTAATACTGACAGAATGAATTCATTGTCTTTGGCGTTTGCTCAAGTAAGTTCTGCGGGCAAGTTATCCGGGCAAGACTTATTACAGATGATTAACGCCGGATTTAATCCTTTGCAACAAATAAGTAAAAAAACAGGGCGTAGTATCGGCGAATTAAAAGAAATTATGTCAAAAGGTGGGATTTCTGCCGGAGCTGTGGCGAAAGCGTTTGAAGTAGCGACCGCCAAAGGAGGATTATTTTATAAAGGAGCAGAGCGCGGATCTCTCACTTTGTCTGGTTTATTCAGTACTTTAAAAGACGCTGGCGAAAAGGCTATGAGAATGTTTGGAGAGGCATTAAAAGAGTCTCTTGATTTGTCAGTTGTTATACCACAGATAACAAAAAGAATACAAGAAATTACAAAGTCGATTAGTGATTGGATTAAAGAAAATCCTGAACTTACAAAAACAATTGTAAAGTTATTATTGGTTATCGCAACTATAGGGCCAATATTGCTAATAGTTGGTAAAAGTATTATATTTTTTGCATCCGTTGCGAGTGCTTTAATCGCACTAAAAAACGCCTTTGCTGGGCTTAATGCCGTCATAGCAGCAAACCCTATTATTTTTGTTGCAACATTAATAGCGTTAGCAGTCTTTTTAATTATAAAATATTGGAAACCTATTTCTAAATTTTTTAAAAAACTTTGGGAAACTATTGTAAAAAAAACACAAGCTGTTTGGAAGCCTGTATTTAAGTTTTTTGCAAAAGCATGGAAAAAGCTTAAAAAGACTATAATTTCTATTTGGCGCTCGGTTATAAGTTTTTTTAGAAGTGTAGGCAGACTATTATATAATATTTTTATTCAGCCTTTCGTTACAGTTTGGCAGACACTAAATGACATGTTTGACAAAATAGAAAGGAAATATGATAAGTTAATGAAAAAAGTGAAGTCTGCTACTACAATTGATAAAAGTACTTTGCCAAAATTAGAGGGAGGCTATAAATATAAAAAATATCTTGGCGGTATGGCATATAAAAAAGTTAAAATGACACCTAAAGAATTAGAAAAAGAGCAAGCTGAAATAACTATAAATGTTAAATCAATGAGTGGTACAGAGGCTATTATAGAAAGAATGAAAATAAAGGGTAAAATGAAAGTCAAAGCTAAAACATCAAATTATACAGGCAAAACGTTTTAAGGACATGATATGAGCTGGAGAGAGAAATTAACATGGGCAGAAAACTTAAAAGGTAAAGCATCTTTCAGGGGAGCGACTTTTTTCTTTGAAGAAAGTGAGGCCAGTGTAGGCCGTAGAATCAGGATGCATTACCCAGGGGTAAACACTAAAAATGTTAATATTGATGCTGAAATGAATGTTCAAGGCTCTAAGAAAGCAAGGAGAAGAAGAGCCAGAAATTCATTATATGCTGCCGACCTGGGCCCAGAAGCTGACGGATTTAAAATAGTAGGCTATACGATTCAGAGTTTAATAAATAATTACGACCATTTCCCTGAAAGAGATGCTTTATTAAGTGCTTTAAAAACAAGAGGGCCAGGGACATTGATTCATCCGTTATACGGAACTATGCCGGTTTCCTTAAAAGAGCCTGCTAAAGTTACTGAAAGTCTGATAAACGATGTTGGTATTGCTAGATTTGAAATGATTTTTGTTCAATTTATTAAACCTATTTTTAAACAACAAAAACCAGATTTTAAAGAAAAAGTTGATGAGTCGTCTTTAAACGCAATCAATGTTGCCTTGGATGCCTTTACAGATTTAATGAATACTTATGGCTCTTTCCTAAATGAGATAATTGGCCCAATAGTACAAACTATGACAAAAATGCAAAATGCTGTTAATTCTGTAAAAGGTGCAATAGCATCTACTATAAATGCAGCATTGTCTACTATTAACACTGCGATAAGCCTTGTAAATACTGTTCTTGATGCTCCTTGTGACTTGGCAAATACCTTGTTAGATGCTGCTCAATCTTTAAAATCTTTAGTCGGGTTGTCTGGTGAAGTTGTTCAAGGAGGGATTGTTGGCGGATGTTCTGGAGTATTGCGTGGTGATACTGTAACAATGACTGGAGACAATATTCCTGAAACATTAGGAATAAGTATTATAAATGAGTTTTCTGAAGCAAGTATATATGATACAAGTGATTTAGACAATGTCCCATCTGAACAACAAAATAATGTTGAATTGGTAGCCAATATGGCTCAAGCTGGAATTTTAGCTACTATAACACAGGTAGGAATAAGAATTGAATTTTCTAATCAAGAAGATATGGAAGATGTTATTGATACTGTTTTAGATGGATTTGATAATTTAATAGATCGGTTGGGTTCAGCAAATGATGAAATAGACGATCCTGCTTTATTCGCTGCGATTAGCCAATTAAGAGCTGATTTTATAGATTCTATGTATAGAAAAAATACTGACTTAGCGAAACAGGTTACATATACAGTTCCCACTGGGGTAGAGTCTATTTTAACATTAGCTTATGACCAATATACTGATATAGAAAGAGAAAACGAAATATTTGAGAGAAACAAAGAATTGATTAAGCATCCTGGATTTTTACCAAGCGGGGATGATTTAAGGTTGTTAAATGAGTGAATTAAAATTTAAAATAAATGAAGTTTCATATACTGGCTTTGAAGAGGTTGATATTTTCAAAACTATGCAAAGTATGTCTGGAAAATATAAGGTTACTTTACAAAATTCTTATAAGGGCGGAAATACGCTTGCCGATATAAAGATAAACGATAGATGTGTAATGGAAATAGACGACCAACTAATTATGGACGGTTACGTTGATTCTATGCCTATAGAATATGCAGAAGATAAATGTTTATTAACATTAACGGGTAGGGATAATACTAGTGATTTAATTGATTGTAGTTATGACTTTACACCAAATGAATGGAAAAATCAAACACTTGGTAACATTCTTAAAAATATATGTGATAATTTTGGTATTTCTGTGTTAGTTGATTCGTCTGCCAGTTCTGAAGTAAATACAGTTATAGATACTTTTAAAGCAAATGAGGGGGAATTTGTTTGGGAAATTATAAATGAATTATGCAATGATAATTCAATTTTGGCAGTTAATTATGGCGATGGCAATCTTACTTTGACAAAGGTGCGAAATAAATATACCTCAGACGGGATTATAACAGGCGTAAATGTTGACTCATGTTTTACAGAACAAAAAACAGAAAATAGATATAGCTCAATAAAAGTGAAAGGACAAGGGATTAGCAATGATAATAAAGCTCTAGCTGATTATATATCATGTTCAGGATCTTTTAATGACGCAATAATTGAAAGGCAAAGACCGTTAGTTCTTTTTTCAGAATTGCCAACGGATAATGCTAAATGCAAAAAAAAGGCTATTTGGGAGTCAAGAATAAGAGCTGGCCTTTCAAGACAAATTATATATCAAGTACCAAACTGGGTACAAACAAATGGGAAGGTATGGAATTTTAACGAATTAACGAAAGTAGAAGATGATATTTTAGGAATAGACGAAACTAAATTGATATTAAGCGTTAATTTTATATATTCAGCATCTGAGAACATAGATGAAGTAACTCAGTTAACCGTTATTGACAGAAATACATTTAATACAAGTGAAAACGATATTAGAATAAAATCAGTATTTGATAGGGTTTAGATGATAACAACTGATAATTTTACAAGATGGACTGATAGAATTAAAAAGAAAATATTTCTTTTAATAGGGCGTGCATTGTTAACTGCAATTGATAACTCAGGAAAAACACAGAAAATACAGGTCTCTGC